AATTACATTCATCAAAGGGAGGGAAACCTCCCAAGAATAAAAAACCTAAAAACCTGAAAGACAAGATTATGAATAACAAAGAAACATTCTATCTGGTTGAAGTTTACCACCTCGGAACCGCTGTTGGCAGCCTTATTTCCCTTGACCATGTGCACCGCTGCAAGTCTCTGGAATCTGCGAAAGATTTCGGTTCCATCATGAAAGAAAAAAATGGGTGGTTTGAAGTAACGGAAATCACTTCCGAAGGCCGTTCCATTGTGTTTGATTCCCGCAACAACTAACCCGTCAAGACAATGAAAGTACAAGCTAAAATTATCACCGAACAGGAGTGCAAATGGTACGGGGTTGCTCCTCAAGATGAGGAAGTGGTGGAAATCCGGATTGCTGGCTGGTTCCCTACTGAAAAGTTTTGCGGAATAAAAAACCGCCAATATGATTTTGAAGGGGTCAAGGCTAAAAAAAGCGGCATCCTCGGAAGTAACGCAAATGCTGGTTCTGGGAGTCGTTTTTTCCTGAAATCAAAAGCACAAGCCGCCATTGATACCCTTCTCAAGATGCGGAACACGGAATGGGAAAATCGGTATAAAGAAAACGGCATTAAGTTTGAAACCCGCGTGAATATCTAAAATCCTCAAGCCCCTCTTTGGAGGGGCAAGACCCCTCCACCGCAACCAGAAAAACTTTTCAGCAGTAAAAATTTTCGGTGGTACTAATTAGGTTCTGCCCCTTTTCCGGCCTTTCGTTGCTGGGAAGGGGCAGTTTTTTTGCGTCAATTTGTAGTGGTATTTTTAATTTTAGCGCACAAATAACTATATATTGCGGCTATTTTCGTAAACGGTTGACTTTGAGAAAAATAAACTCTTGAACCGGTTTGGCGGCAAGTTAAGATGCCGGAGGTTAAACACTAGTTTGGCTGTCTTCTATCTTTTCGGCCCCTAATTCGGAGTGATGCCCGGATTAGGGGCCTTTTTTCTCAATTTGCAATCATTGCAAATTTT